GCTCTGGTGCGTTTGCAACGCTGACTTCAAACCAGACCTTGTCTGGCAACAAAATATTTACTGGAACGGTTGACCTAAGCGGCGCAACGCTTTCAGGCAACACAACTTTTAGCAATAACCTAGTTGTCAGCGGTGATCTTACTGTTTCTGGCACGACGACGACCGTAAATTCGACTCAACTGGATGTAACGGATAAAAACATCACGCTGGGCAACGTCAGCACGCCAACGGATTCAACTGCTGACGGCGGTGGCATCAGCCTCAAAGGCGCAACTGACAAATTGTTCCGTTGGTTAAATGCAAGCGATAGCTGGACAAGTAGCGAGCACATTGATCTTGCTTCTGGCAAAGAATTTAAAATCAACGCCACCAGTGTTTTAAGCGGTAGCACTCTTGGTTCTGGTGTTACGGCATCAAGCCTTACTTCTGTTGGGACGTTAAGCAGCGGCACTTGGTCAGCTTCAACGATTGCCGTCAATAAAGGCGGAACGGGCCAAACGAGTTATACGAACGGCCAACTGCTGATTGGTAATACAACCGGCAACACGCTGTCAAAAGCAACGTTGACGGCTGGCAGCAACATCACTATTACCAACAGTGCAGGTGGCATCACAATTGCTGCTGCTGCTGGTGCTCCAACTGCTGGTAATGGCATTGATGTAAGCGGTTCTGAAGTCAGCGTCGATCTAAAAGCCAACGGTGGCCTTGTTATTGAGTCCACTGAGATCGCTGTAGACCTTGCGGCTTCCAGCATTACCGGAACGCTTGCTGTTGGTGATGGTGGTACGGGTGCAACTTCTGCATCTGCCGCTCGAACTGCTCTTAGTGCTCAAACGCTTGCGGCTGATTTAACAACTTTGTCTTCGTGTCAATCAGGCGGTGCATCTGCACTTGCTGCACTGACCTCAACTGAGATTGCCATTCTTGATGGGGCAACGGTTACCACTGCCGAATTAAACCTGTTGGACGGTGGAACGGCTGCAACGTCAACCACGCTTGCAGCTGCAGACCGCATGGTCATTAATGATGCTGGAACGATGGTTCAGGTTGCATTAAGTGATCTTGTCACCTTCCTTGAAAACGGAACTGCGAGTAGTTTTGAAGTCGATGGCGGTACGTTCTGATGGCAAATACGATTAAGCAAAAGCGCGGCACCTCTGATCCTGGCGCTTCAGATCTGGTTGTAGGCGAACTTGCAATTAATACCACTGACGGTGGTGTTTTTACTAAGACTGACGGTGGATCAGTTGTTGAGGTTGGGGCAGGTGGTGGTGGAGCGTCTGCAATTAACGACCTCTCAGACGCATACACCTCTAGCACAGGTGCTGCTCTTGGCTTAGGGACTGGCGCTCTTGCCGCAGATGACGGCACAAATTTTGTAGTAGCAGTTGGCAAAGATGCTCTAAATGACCAGACATCAGGCAATTTAAATTGTGCTGTTGGCTATGAGGCTCTTTCGCTTTTAACAACCAGCAATCAAAATGCAGCGTTTGGTGTGTATGCAGGTCGTAGAGCTACAGGAAGCTCAAACACTTTTTTTGGTTACAGCGCAGGCGAAGGCATAAGCGGTTCAGCCAGTGGAAGTTACATCACCGCTGTAGGTGAGAAATGCATGGAAAACTTCACCTCTGGCTCTGACCACACGGCAGTTGGATATAGAGCACTCAGAAATGTCACAACAGGAATTGACAACGTTTCGGTCGGTTACAAGTCAGGCGATGCTGTAACTACTGGAGGAAGCAATACGTTTTTAGGCCACGAAGCTGGCACTTCATTTACAACAGGAAGCAACTGCACCGCTCTCGGTCATAACGCGCAGCCAAGTAGCAATACGGTCTCTAATGAGATTACTTTTGGAGATGCAAGCGTTACCAGCCTACGTATTCCAGGTTTGCAATCTGGCGCATCAAATGGTCAAGTTCTAACTTACAACTCTAGTAACGGCAACATCGCTCTCGCGGACGCAGGTGCTGGTGGGGCGTCTGACATCAACGGATTATCTGACGCCGTTACTTACGACAGCGGAACAGGCGTTGGTTTAGGCACAGGTGCCTTGGCTAATGATGATGGTTCGGACAACGAAAATACAGCACTTGGATATAACGCAGGGAATGCAACCACCTCGGGCGCTGGAAATGTTTTTATTGGGCACGAAGCCGGATCAGCAAGGACGACAATCGGTGGTGCTACCTGTGTTGGCTTTGAGGCTGGGCAAAACCCAACCAGTTATCACACAACTGCAGTTGGCTATCAAGCACTAAAAGGAGCCTCAGGCACCAACACCTCTTTCAACAACACTGCGCTCGGATACAAAGCTGGAACTGCTGTTACCACCACCGGCACGCGCAATACATTCTTAGGCTATTCATCAGGAAGGGATGTAACTAGTGGCGATAAAAACGTTTTTATCGGAGCACTGAGTGCTGATCATTGCACAACAGGCTCAGCAAACATTGTAATTGGGCAGGAATCTGCGTCAGGCGGCACTGAGTACGCTAGGCGTTTAACAACTGGCAGTAATAACATTATTCTTGGGAATTTATCGGAACCAAGCGCAAGCACTGTTGACAATGAAATTACGCTTGGCAACGATAATATTGCCACTTTGCGTTGTAATGTTCAGACCATCAGCAGCTTGTCTGACGCACGCGATAAGACTGACGTGCAGGAACTGCCGGAAGGCTTGGAATTTATCGAAAGTTTAAATCCAGTCAAGTTTCAATGGCAGACGCGTGACGGCAATGGCAAGGATGGAACGTATGAAGCAGGTTTTATTGCTCAAGAACTGCAGTCTGCACAGCAAAATGCTGATGCGGATTACTTAGGCTTGGTAATGGATAACAATCCTGACCGACTTGAGGCTTCATACGGAAAGCTTGTTCCGATGCTTGTCAAAGCAATTCAAGAGCTAAAGTCTGAAGTGGAACAACTTAAAGCTAATGTCTGACACTCTGACAGCGGAAGAAATCGCTAGTCATTATTCCGCTGCAATGGACAGCGTAAATCTGATCAATGCCTTGATGGCTCAAGACAGCCGCACCAGTGAAGAGCAAGACACAGTGGCTCGCAACGTTGAGCACCTGCAGCTCATGGTTGCCAAGGATTACTGGACAACAGAAGACTTGGCACCTTTTAACAACGCAATCACAGCCGGAAGCTAATGCAACGACCTGATCCAATGATGTCCGCGTCTTACGGGGCCACCGACATCGAATCTCAGAACAATAGAATTACATGGCTTGAGATGCTCTATTTGCACGAAGGCCGTGACAAGCCTGATCACCCCCAGCGTGGTCTATATACGGGGCTTCATAAAAAGCATCATCTATGGGTTCCTGGTAATGACGAAGATTGATCCGCTAGGTCACCTTCAAAACCGTCCATTGACTGGGGCGGTTAATGTACCTACGGAAAACGTCTCTTCCCAAAATGATCAAATCTTTTGTGACTGGTGCCGCCGTCATTGCGGTCAGTGCATTGGCCCCCCTGTCTGCGATCGCAGGCCCTCTTTATTTCAACCCAGAAGCTAACGTCGGAGCTGGCGAAGACGGCGTGACCGGCGCAACCGTTGACCTACACCTGGGCGCTAAGGGCGAGGGCTTTTTCGCTCAAATTGGCCCTATGATCCAGGTTCCTGATACCGGAGACACTGAGGTGGGCATCAGCGGCAAGGCGGGCTACAACTTTGGTGCGGGTTACAGCGAGCTGAGCTTTGCCAGCATCGACTCCGACACCAGCTTCAACCTTAAAGTTGGCAAATCCTTCGATCTCTGAGTTAGTCTCCAATAGGGAGACGCCTTACCCCTTTCCTGTCCTCACACCAGGGAAGGGGCTTTTCTTTGCACATCTGATCATGCAAAAAGTTTTTAACGTCTTGTCAGTTGCAGGTTTTGTCTTGTCAGCAGGCATGGTTGCTGGATCGGTGATGCTTTACACGCGCATCCCATCAATCACCAAGCACTACATGGGTGAGCTTCAGACTGAACTGACCAAAGTTATGGCTGACATGGTGCCAGGCAAGATCGATGACGTAATGCCTGAACTGCCGACAAGCACTGGACCAGCAGTACCGGGTAGCATCAAGTCACCATTTTAGTGTTGGCGGTTGGATCGTCGTCATGAGCTTCAGGCCCAAAGCCTTCTTTTGATATCCGATCCATGTCCAGGTTTGCTGCATGCAATTCCGGCTCATCATCAAAGTTTGCCAACCATTCGCGTACAGAGTCCCCTGTAGGAGTGCCTTTTGGCCAACGGATGAATTTTAAAACTTGCTTTTGGTCGGTAAAACCCATTGAGCTGAAACCTTTCATCACGATGTAGCTAATAGGCGGTCCTTCTCGGTTCTTCTTACGCTCGATCCATAGTTGACCTGCTACAAACCGCTCTGACTTCATGCCTGAGATTTCAGAGATCAATGTGAACGATGTCATTGTGCCAGAAGTTCGCGCTTGGTTAAACGCTTCACCATCGGTTCCTGATGTCCCACCGGTAACGCTTGAGATTGGTGTGCCGGTAATCAACCTGCCTGCTTTTAGTCCTTTGGATTTTGAGCCAGAAGTCCAACCGGGAAAAATTACACCGCCAAAGTCAAAACCACCAGAGCCACCACCAACGCCGAAAGTAAAAATTCCAAGGATTGAGCCTAAACCCCCTGCACCAGTTGAAGTTGAAGAAGTAAAACCGTTGATTCAGCAGGTTGTAGAAGCTATTCCAACAATCCCGCAGGCAACAACAGTTGCGGCGTCGTCTGTGATTGGTGTGTCAGCAGCTTTGGCGACACCATTCCTGCTGAAGCTGATCAAGCCTATTGTCAAAAAGGTAATGGTCAAGATCCAAAAAGCCTTGGGCCGTCAGGTCAAGGTTGAGTCTGATTGGCAGAGGAGGAAGCTGCAGCGGGCACTACGGAAATAGGATGTGTATGGGGCGTTGGATAGTTAATCCTTACGTCAGCGCAGACTTTTGCATAAGGCGACCTAGGCGCAAAACGAATCCCTTTAAGCATCAGCTCCCCACAGTGTTTCAGCCGCGAGACTTCAAAGTCCAATCTTCGATTGGCTAAGACTTGTTGTTGTAATTGAAGCTGCGTATCGATTGCGGCTTTACAGCGTTCTTGTAATCCACCGTCAAGTGGGATTGTGGCTTGTACTGATAGACCAACGTTCCAGTTGTGGTTATCTTTTTGCCCTGTTCTTGTGTCTTTAAAGAACAGAACATCCCCTGGATTATCTAATCTGCCGTCTTCGTCTAGGTCACTGAGATCGTACACAGGATCTTGATACGAATACTGGTATGGCAGCCCCCATGATTTGGTCCGATTTAAGTAAGGCGTGACAGTCAGAGTTGGACCTTGGCATTGAATCTGTCCGCCGTAACTGTTAGTGATGGCAGAACCTTGCAATATCTGCACAGCCTGGTTACTTACCGACCCAGATGATGTGGCAGTTGGAGATGCGGTTGCAGATATGCCGCCAATATCGTTTGCGTTAACAGGAGCGCAAAGGATTATTCCGAGAAGGTAGAGACTGTATCCGTGACGCTTGTAACCTCGGTCAAACGTTGCACGGTTGTCCGATTGCTTAATCCTGGCCCATGAAGAGTCTGAACGAACTGAAACGGCTGTCCTTGATTGACGATTGACCAGTTTGGCCCTTGTCCTAAAGAAGTCCATCCGTTAATCGTGGTGTTAGCAATAGGGTTGATCGGGCCATCAGGTTGGATGTTGTTGCCGCTAGTCGAATATTCATAACCAGTAGCAAAGTCTTCGCTGACGATTGTTTCAGTGACCTTGCTTGTGGTTTCTGTGTGGGACGTGAGGGTTCCCTGCTTGAAGTTTGGCACCACAGGGTATGCGTTTGCTGCTGTAGCGCAAAGCATTAGCAGCAAGAACCAGCGCATCAGTTTGCAGTAATACTAAGGATCACTTGACCTGTTGCACTGGTGCCAGCCCCACCAGCTTCAATTGTCATAACTCCACCGCCTGTAATCGTTCCGTCTAAATCACCAGCTACACCGCCCGATTGAGTCAATGTGCTGCCAAGAGACGGCAAGCTAGGTACAACGCCATTTGTCACTGTGGTGGCTGCTTGGATGTCGTCTCCTTCGAAATATGCTTCTGAATAATTAAAGCTAGCCCCATCATTAGTAAGGCTGTAATCGGCAGGAGTGTAACCAACACCAGTACCGGAAGAGAGGGTGCCAAGACCACCAGCAGTGTCCAAAGTGATGCCAGAGCCAGAAACGCTATAGCTGGACCCAAGGCGGGTCGCTTGGGATGCTGCTCCATCAACAGATAGCTGAATTGATGATTGATGCTTGACGGTAATGTCTGCTGAAGCAGGACTTACCGCAAAGAATGTTAGGCAGGATACAAAGAGAAAACGTCTCATTTTGGCCTGGACGTAGTGGTTTCTGGCTTAATTGTAGGGTCTTCTTTTTTCTTGCCATTGGCGCGTTTGATGTTGACGCCGAAGGAGGTCATCGTTCCAGTAAGCAACGAAGCAGGAAAGGTTGGATCCATCGCTTTGACGTAGCCCAGATAATTAAGGGAAAGCATCACGATCGACCATGTAAGAACAGCAAGTTTTACAAAATCCGCCAACGGCGTTGATTCTGGTTCTTGCTCTGACTCTTGCTTAATCTGTTCTTCTGCCATGATGAAGCAACGCTATTGGTCGAATGGTGGTTGAAATTTGGGCAGCAATGGCGGGTGCTGGAATTGGGGTCGCGGCCTCAGGCATCAAAGGAGCCAACCGCGAAAACCAGCATGGACGTGATTCCCTGGTGC